CCACCGATTGTGCGGCCGGCGGTTTCCGGGGGGGGGTATTCCGAAGCCGGGGGGTATGTGCCGGAGGACGACGCTGATGGGCGCGCGCGGACCCAAGCCGCTGCCGGCCAACGTCCACTTGCTGCGGGGCAACCCGAGCAAGAAGGCGATCGGTCAACTCCTGGACGACGTCGTCCGGCCGGAGGTGGCGGTCCCGAAGTGCCCCGACCATTTGGGCGAGGAAGCGCGGCGCGAGTGGCATCGGATCACGAAACACCTGCTGCCGCTCGGCCTCATCTCGCACATCGACCGGGCCGCCCTGACCGGGTACTGCCAGGCGTGGGGCGACTACGTGTGGGCGCAGAACCGGATCAAACAGCTCAACGCCGACGATCCGACCGGCGAACGCGGGCGGATCTGGGATACACCGTCCGGCTACAAGCAGATCTCGGTGCCGATGCAGATCAGCAACCGGGCGCTCGAGCAGATGGCGAAGTTCCTGGCCGAGTTCGGCATGTCGCCTGCGGCACGCTCGCGCGTGACCGCGAGCGACGCGCAGGCGCATCTGCCGGGGTTCGAGAAGCCGCAGGAGGGCGGGTGGGGCACTTTCAAGTAGACCACGTCGCTGAGGCGGTGGACTACGCCCACGACGTCGTCGCCGGGCTCGTGCCCGCCTGCAAGTGGGTCAAGGCCGCCTGCCAGCGGCAGATCGACGACCTCGCGGCGTTCGCCAGCGACCCTGCGTACCCGTTCGAATTCCGGCCGGATCTCGCCGATCGCGTCATCCGCTACATCGAGCTCCTGCGCCACGTGAAGGGGAAGTGGGGCGGGGAGCTCATCAAGCTCGAGCCGTGGCAGAAGTTCAGCCTCGTGTGTGTCTTCGGGTGGGTTCGCAAGGCGGACGGCACACGGCGTTTTCGCACCGTGTACGAAGAGGTCCCGCGCAAGAACGCGAAGACCACGAAGCTCGCCGGCATCGGTCTGTACATGCTGACCGCGGACGACGAGTGGGGCGCCGAGATCTACTCGGCCGCGACCACGCGCGACCAGGCGAAGATCGTCTTCGAGATCGCCCAGCAGATGACCCGGGCCGATGGTGCGTTCCGCAACCGGTTCGGCGTGGCCGCGTTCTCGCACTCGCTGGCGGTCAAGGACACGGCGTCGAAGTTCGTGCCGCTCTCCGCCGAAGGGTCATCGCTCGACGGGCTGAACGTGAGCTGCGCGCTCGTCGATGAGCTGCACGCGCACAAGACGCGGACCGTGCACGACACGCTCGACTCTGGCACCGGCGCGCGAGCGCAGCCGCTCGTTTGGAAGATCACGACGGCTGGTTCGAATCGAGCCGGGGTTTGCTACGACCAGCGCGCGTACCTGGTGAAGATCCTCAATTCGACGCTCAAGCGTCACGGCGGAATGGGGTACAAGGTCGCCGGCAACGCCGTCGACGACGACTCGTTCTGGGGGATCATCTACACGATCGACGACGGGGACGACGAGTTCGACGAGACGACCTGGCGTAAGGCGAATCCGAACTACGGCATCTCGGTCGATCCGCTCGACATGCAGCGCATGGCGACCGTGGCCAAGGCGCAGGCATCCTCGCTCGCGGAGTTCCGCACCAAGCGACTCAACGTCTGGGTCAACGCCGACAGCGCGTGGATGAACATGCTCCAGTGGGACGCGTGTGCCGACTACAGCTTGCGCGAAGAGGCGTTTCACGGGAAACCGTGTGTGGCCGCGCTCGACGCCGCCTTCAAAAAGGACCTGTTCGCGAAGTTGAAGCTCTTTCGCGACGGCGAGCGCATCGTCGTGTTCGGCCGGTATTACGTGCCCCACGCGATGCTCTCCCGCCCCGGCATGGAGCATCTCGCAGCCTGGGTCCAGGAGGGGTGGATCCGCACGACCCCGGGCGAGGTGCTTGACATCCGCGCGGTGCGCGAGGAGCTCGTCGGCGATGAATCGTCGGGGCTCAAGGGCGACCTGCAGCGCTTCGATCTGACCGAGGTCGGATTCGATCCGGCGCAGCTCACCCAGTTCGCCGGCGAGATGATGGAACAGGGCGTGCCGATGGTCGAGATCCGGCCGCTGGTGCTTTCGTTCAGTCCGGCGATGAAAGAGCTCGAGGAGATCGTCGCGGCGCGCCGTCTGGTCCACAACGGCGACCCGGTCCTCGCCTGGATGATCGCGAACGTCGTCTGCCATCGCGACGCGAAAGACAACATCTATCCGCGCAAGGAGCGTGCCGACGACAAGATCGACGGCGCGATCGCGCTGATCATGGGGTTGTCGCGCTTGCTGACGCCGGCCGAGGAAGAGGTCGAGCCGGAGATGGTGGTGCTGCGATGAGAGCGCCCTGGTACAACGAGGCGAGAGTGAAGGAGTCCGGCTCCGTGGTGCTTCGCGCCTGGTTGGCTTCCGGTGGCGCGTCGGCGGAGCGCTCGCGGCGGGGCGTCAGGGCAGAGGGGCAGTACACGCTCGAAGAGCTCGCTCGCCTGTACGACGCGATGCCGGTTACCGGCGTCAACGTGACCGAGTCGACCGCGATGCGTGCCTCCGCCGTCTACGCCTGCGTAGGGCTGATCGCCGGCTCGATCGCTTCTCTGCCGCTCCCCGTCTATCGTCGAACAGACAGCGGCCGCGAGTCGGTGCGGCACGACTACTGGTGGCTGCTCAACGAATCACCGACCTCTGACTTGTCGGCGGCCGTGTTCTGGGAATACCAGCTCGCGTCCATTCTGCTCTACGGAGATGGGTTCGCGAGAATCCTGCGCCCCGGCTTCTCAAGCAATCGCGTTCAAGGTCTTCAGCCGCTGCATCCTGACCGCGTACATCCATTCCGGAACGCGGACGGAGCACTTCGTTATCGGATCACGCCCGAGAACGGCGCTGCCTTGGTCCTCGACGCCGCGGACGTCCTGCACTTCCCGTCCTTGGGGTATGACGGACTGCGGAGCCTGAGCCCTATCAGGTTCGCCGCGCGCAACGCCGTCGGGATCGCACTTTCGGCCGACGAGTACAGTGGCGCGTTCTTTCGCAACGGAGCGCGCCCGGATATCGTCATCAAACACCCGGGCAAGCCCAGCCAAGACCAGATCGCCACGCTACGAACAACGTGGGCTCAACAGTACGGCGGGGCGGCCAACGCGCACCTGCCCGCGATTCTCACCGGTGACATGTCGCTTGAAAAGTTGTCGATGTCCGCCGAAGACTCGCAGCTGATCGCCACGCGCGCGTTTCAGATCGAGGAGATCGCTCGGATCTACGGGGTCCCACCCTTCATGATCGGCCATCACGAAAAGACGACGTCCTGGGGTGCCGGCGTCGAGGCGATGGGAACCGGTTTCGTGAAGTACACGCTGGCGCGGCACCTGGTGAAGATCGAGCAGGAGCTCAATCGAAAACTGTGGCCGTCGCGTGATCTCTACTTCGTCGAGTTCACAACCGCTGGACTCGAGCGCGGCGACTTCAAGACCCGCATGGACGGCTATCGAACGGCTCTGGGGCGTGCGGGCGAGCCGCCATGGATGCGGGTGAACGAAGTGCGCAGACTCGAAAACCTGCCGCCTGACGACGATCTGGATCAGCTTGCGCGGCAACTCAAGTCAGCGCCGCAGGACAGCGGGAAGTCTTCGTCAAGGGGGGCGTCGGAATGAAGCGGAATCTGCTGGAACTGCTCGCGCGCAACCGCGCCAGGGGGGTGCCGGGAGGCCGCCCCTTCGGCGACGCTGTTGTCGCCTCCAGTGGCACGTCTGTCGTCGTGTACTTGTACGACGCGATCGTCGCGACCAAGGTGGACGCCGAGTGGTTTGGTGGGGTCTCGGCAGAGGAACTGGTGCCGCTGTTGCGGGGGCTCGACGCATCCCAGATCGATCTGCGAATCAACTCACCTGGCGGAGACGTGTTCGCGGCGCAGGCGATCGCCCAAGCGCTGCGCGATTCGAAGGCGAGGGTCATCGCGCATGTCGACGGGATCGCGGCCAGCGCCGCAACGATCGTTGCCACGGCAGCGGATGAGATCGAGATTGCCGTCGGCGCGCTCTACATGGTCCATCGCGGCTGGACCATCGCAATGGGAAACGCCAACGACATGCTCGAGGTTGCCGACCTGCTGGACAAGGTCGACGGGACGATGGCCGCCCAGTACGCAAAGCGCACAGGCGGAACTGTCGACGAGATGCTCGCCGTGATGGACGCCGAGACCTGGATGACCGCGCAGGAAGCCGTCGATGGCAAGTTCGTCGATCGCGTGGCACAGGACCAGGAGAGCGTCGATGGTTCCTGGGATCTTTCCGCGTACAACCGCGCGCCGGCGCGCGCGGATGCGCCGGCGCAGAGTCTCGAGTCGGAAGAACATCGCGATCGTCGCCAGCAGCGCATGCGAGTGCTGGCGACGCCGCCCACGGTCGGATAGCGCTCTCGCGCCCCGAAAAGGCCCGCCACCCGGCGGGCTTCTTTTTTCCCTGACAGGAGAGTGTCATGAACAAGCTGCAGCAACTGCGCGAGCGCCGCAACGCGAAGGCGAAAGCCGCTCACGAACTCAACGCGAAGTACCCGGGCGACCAACGGATGCCGGCCAACGAGTCCGCGCAACTCGACGCGCTGCTCGAGGAGGTGGCAGTGATCGATGACGAAATCGCTCGCGAGCAGCGGGTCATGCAACTCGAGGCGAGCGATCCGCAGCGCGCGCACGAGCATGCCCTCAACGTCGCCACGCGCGATCCGGCGAGGCAAGGGCCCGAGGCGCCTGCCTTGCGCGCTTTTCTCTCGGGCGGCCTGGTCGCGCTGTCGGCCGACCAGCTCAGTCTGATGCGTTCGCGTCAGAACTCGGACATCCGGGCGGCGATGTCGACCACCACCAGCTCGGAAGGCGGCTACACGGTGGCCACCGAGTACTACCGCGAGCTCGAAGCGGCGATGAAGGCGTTCGGCGGCATGCGCGCGGTCGCCGCGACGATCCGGACTTCGACCGGAGCGCAGCTGAATTTCCCGACGGCCGATACCACGGCGGAGGTGGGTGAGATCGTCGGACAGAACACCGGTGCGGCTCTCGGCGAGACCACGTTCGGCAACGTGACGCTCGACGTCTACAAGTACAGCTCGAAGAAGATCGCGCTGCCCTTCGAACTGGTGCAGGACTCGTTCCTGGACATCGAGGCGTATATCCGCGAGTTGCTCGCAATCCGTCTCGGGCGAATCCAGAACCAGCACTTCACGGTCGGCACCGGCACCGGCCAGCCGCGCGGGATCGTGGTCGGATCCTCGGTCGGCAAGACCGGCACGACCGGCCAGACGACCACCGTGATCTACGACGATCTGGTCGACCTCGAGCACTCGGTGGACCCGGCCTACCGCAACCAACGGGGCGTCGGATTCATGATGCACGACAGTTCGCTCAAGGTGGTTCG